GAGCTCAGCCCCAGAACGGTGGCTCCCCTCCCTCCCTCGGAATCAAGGTCGCGGCCACACATTCGGGCAAGGTGATCAACAACAGGTTCTACCGTCCCGACAAGATGCGGGTCGGTGCATCGACCTTCACCACTCCGTATCCGAAGCCCATCCAGCTCCATCACGATTCAGAGGATGACCCCATCGGCCGTGTCGTGAACGCCGAATATGTCGACACCTCGCAGGCCTTCCGCAGCCAGGTTGCAAACTCCTTCAAGTCAGACTCTCTAGTCCTCTCGGATTCAATGATCGATGCGTTCCTCAATGGAGAGTTGGAGGATGAGAAGAACATCGATCTCATCCGCGAACTCTTCCTCCGTGACTGGGACTACGTGAAGGACGACGCATATCCAGGACTGGGCTACATCGAGCTCACAGGGAAGGTCACTGACCCTGATGCCATCCAGAAGGTCCTTGACGAGCGTTTCTTAACCGGGAGCGTCGGCTTCACAACCGACTCCGCTGTCTGCAGTGTGTGCAAGAAGGACTGGAGCAAGGAACCCTGTGACCACATCCCCGGGAAGGTCTACGACGATACTCTCTGTGTTCTCGTCACGGGGAACATGACCTACCGTGAGTGGTCCTTTGTGAATACTCCCGCCGATGGTCTCTCCCGCGTACTCACTATCTACAACGAGGACGGCGAGGAGAGCGATTCTCTGATCATCCCCACAATCCCAAATGATGACAGACCTCAGGAGGTCTGCTTGAATATAGTAGATGGCCTCACAGAGGGCATTGTAGAAGTAGTAGAGGAAGACAAAATGAAACTCAACGTCGAGTCAATCATTGAAACCCTCCGCGACGAGCTCCAGATCCCGGAGAAGTATCTCCGTGCTGCTGCTGAGAAGGTTGTGGAGGATCATGAGGGGAAGGACGCTCCAGAGGATCTCGAGGCAGAGGTGAGGAAGCACGTTGACTCCCTCGTTCTCTTCTTCGGAGAGGACTATGAGGAGCTAGCTGGTGAGAACCCCACGGACGAGGACATCTTCTACCTGACCGTCCTGAAGGATGCAAAGGAGGGCAAGCTCGATCTGGACGAGGTTGAGGTCGAGGCTCTCTGGGACGCCAAGCTTTCCTCGGGACAGAGGAAGAAGCTCTCGGGCTCCACTTTCTGTGGTCCAGACAGAAGCTTCCCCGTTCCAGATTGTGCCCACTACACCGCAGCCCTCCGCCTCCTCGGCAGATACAAGGGCTCCGGCGACAAGGGAAAGATCCGGGCATGTGTTGAGAGGAAGGGCAAGAGACTTGGCTGTACGTCCTCGAAGAAGAAGGGCGATGTTCAGGATCTTGGAGAGTTCACCGTCGACTATTTCGATGTCTACGACGACGCCGAGCTCCAGCAGCTCCACGCCGGTGCAGGAGAGGCTCTCCGAGAGAGAGGTCTTCTGAAGGAGGACAGTGCAAAGGGCTCCCAGACTTCTGATCTGGCTGCTGCCCGGGACGAGCTGAAGACTGCCTACGAGGATCTCGAGGCCCTTCGTGAGCAGTACTCGAAGGCTGAGGAAGGGCTCCGCGACTCGAAGATGGAACTCCTCCAGGTGATGACAATCCTAGTTGGCAAGAAGTTCGATAAGGATAACCTCGACACTGTGGATGGAGCTAATCTAGATACAATGCTGGATGGACTCCGTGGGGAAGTGGATCTAGAGAATGTCGCTACAAGGCTATCTGCACCAGTGAAGTCGGTAGTAGAGGATCCAACGCTAGACTACATTCCCGACAATGATACACTGAATGGTGATGGGGAAGAGCCCACACTGACCGATGAGGACATGCAGCGGATTACAGAGACATACATAGACATCAGGATGAGGCGAGGACAGGAAGCTGCTGATGCCTACATCGCAGATCTGAAGAGACGCGGGATCATCCCCCCCGAGATGCCGTCGTAATAGAAGGAGGCTAGCAAATGACGTTCAACGCTCTGAACCAGTACACCGGAGTTCACAAGGTGTGGGACCATGTCGGGAACATCATCCCCGACATCGAGCACTGTGAGGGTGAACGCGGTGGATTTCCGTTCAAGCCTGCTCCCTGGCTACCGGTCCAGTTCTACGACAAGTACTACGAGAACTGGTACGTCATCATGCCCGGGAAGCTCCTGGCGCTGGATCCCTACGGGTATCTGATGCCCGCCCAGTACGGCCTGACCGGCCAGACCGTGACCTACACCCAGAACGACGTCGACGCTGGTGTGATCGACATCGCAACCGGTTCTCCGGTCACGACCCCCAAGACCGTCACCCTGTCGCAGCTGACCGGAACTCATGGTGCTGGCTGGACCGCCGCCAATGCCGGTGTGTCCGTCACCAGCTCCTTCATGGGACGCCAGGGTGTAGGCTTCGATGATGGGACCAAGAAGTACCCCTTCGCGGTGGCCTTCTATGGTTCCCTCCAGTGGGCTGGAGATGCTTCCGAGTGGGATGATGGGTTCAACCCCACCGCCTTCCGCGAGCACAACTACAACATGCAGCACGCAGTGTCCACTCTCTACGACTACGTCATCAAACTCCCTCTGATTCCTGGGAAGGTGGCAAGTGAGAGCGTGAGCCAGGTGTGGAATGCTTCCGCCATCACCTTCGGCACTGCCGATGGTTGGCGTGACCGCACACACATCCAGGCCACTGGTCGGTACAACGCCTCCACCGGGCACTACCCCTGCCTGAGCACCTACGAGGTCGCCGCTCTGCCGCTGGACAACATCAGGGTCGCAAAGAATACTCCTCGGACCCAGATCACGAGCACTGCCTCCGGTCTCCTGGTGACCGAGATGGACAGCATGGCCGGCATTCAGCAGGCCGGTGACTACTGGGTGGACTACGAGGTAGGCGTGGTCTTCGTCTACAGTGCTGGTGGGAGCACCCTCCCCGTGTCGGGAGCGAGCACCATCCAGTACTTCCACTACAACGTCGCTCCCTCCGTGGTGAGCAAGTTCGCCTGCGTGACCGCCACCACAACTGAGCTGAAGCCGGGCGACTTCCTGAAGTGTGACAGCAACTCCAATTGGGTCCGTGGCGACCCCGCGAGTGATACCGCCGCCGATCTCGTCGGCCAGGTCATGGCACTCGACAACAGGTTCCCCAAGGACTACCTGGAGTACGTCCGTACTGCCTACAACCCCGCCCTGCGCACCGATGCCAGTGGTGGGATGGCTAATGGTACTGCCAGTTCCGCAAGCACGAACCGTGGTCAGCTAGACCAGATGTCTGGTTCTGCTACTGAGGGTATTCCCACCCTCATCACCTATGCGGGCGGCGCCAACACCCTGGTCTACATCAACCTGATCCGGTTCTAAAGGAGGTTCCTAGATGAAGTACGAGGTCAAAGACTGGCAAGAATTCAAGTGGATCTGGGAGCATGACGGAGCCATCCCTGACGAGTACAATGATGAGGTTGTACTCAAGGGGAAGTACACCGGCGAGCGCCTGGAGATGCACGATGCTCTGTCAGTGCCGAACGCACCCCTGCTCTTCCCCAAGACGGTCAACAACATCGTCAAGGAAGCGGCCGAGCCCATGCTCATCGGCGCCAGACTCCTGCAGCGCATCAACTACAAGTACGGGCAGACCATCACCTTCCCCGCCGTGGGTGCCATCGATGCCGAGGACATCCCGGAGGGCGGCGAGTACCCCGAGCGGAGCCTGGACATGGGAGGGGCTACCGTTGTGGCCCAGATCGGTAAGTCCGGTCTTGCCGTCAAGCTGACCGAGGAGATGATCCGCTACAGTCAGTTCGACGTCATGGCCATGCATCTCAGGGCTGCCGGTCGAGCTCTCGCCAGGCACAAGGAGAAGAAGATCTTCAACTACATCCGCCGGATGGGTACCGTGGCGTTCGACAACCGTCGTCCCACTCAGTCCATGTTCGGCGTGACCCATGGGCGTAGCCTCAACGGCCAGCCAAATGGGTCTCTGACCGTGGATGACATCTTCGATGCCTGGGGTGCTGTGGTGATGCAGGGGTTTACCCCCAATACTATGCTTCTCCACCCGCTGACCTGGACCATGTTCGTCAAGGACCCTGTGCTGCGTGCCTTCGCCATGCAGAACGGCGGAGGGGTCTTCCTGGCCTCCTGGACCGGCAACCCCGCCGGCCAGGCTCCGTGGGCGAACAGCTCCATGGGTAAGCTGGGCATCAGCCCCGGCCAGAAGATCATCCCTGGGACCACCGGGACCGGAGCCAATGCACCTCATGGTCTGACTCCGACTCCGACTCTGCAGTACCCGCAGAACATCACTTCTGCGCCGCAGCTGCCGAGCTACATGAACATCCCGCTTCTGATCATCGTGACCCCCTTCGTGTGGTTCGATGCTCGTCGAAAGCTGACTGACATCTACCTGTTCGATCGCAACGAGCTCGGCGCCCTGATCGTCGACGAGGAGATCAACTCCGGCGAGTGGACTGACCCGGCACGGGACCTGGTAAAGGTGAAGATGCGTGAGCGCTACGCCATCGCTATCCTCAACGAGGGCCAGGCAATTGCCACCATTCGCAACGTCGCTGTGAGGCCGAACGAGATCGTGCTACCCGCACGGACCACCATGAGTGTGTCTGGTGCAGTGACCGCCATCGATCCTGCGACCGCGATCGTCTGATCCCTCGCACCTCCCCCCCCCTTACCCCCGGGGTCTGATTGAAGTCTCTCAATGATGGGACCCGGGGGTATTGTCTATTCCTACTCCCTGGAGTAGTCTCTCTAAGAGAAGGAGGTTGCTATGAAAATCATGCTTGTGAAGTCCAAGACCCCGATGTGGTTCCTCGGTGATAACTACCTGACCGACCTAGAGAAGAGCGAGATGACCGTGGACTTCGAGCAACTCAGCTCGAACGACCGTCTCTATGTGATCGAGTCTCTACGGCAGGGATACATCAAGTCTGATGTACCTCTGGAAGAGCTCCTCGAGAAGCACTCTGATGTGATCGAGAAGACTCTGCCTGCATCGCCGCTGAAGAGTGAACTTCTGGAGAGGCAGAGGAAGATCATGGAGGTCTATGAGAAGGAACAGGAGAAGCAGCGGCAACTAGAAGAAGAGAAGGAGAAGGAGATGGAGAAGATCAGGCTCCTTATCCGCCAGCCGGTGCGTGCACTGAAGGCCGCCATCAGAGAGAGC